AAGAAACAAGAGGACTGGGAGACGCAGAAATCAATGCCGCAATGGAGATGTCACCGATATCAAATGGCTTGATAGACGACCTACATAGAATTTTACCAGGCAACGCAGAACTGGAACAGAAACTTGACAGCATTAGAGGCATGCTTGAGAAGGCAGGACTCAAAGAGGACAAGTACCAACCAATGCCAGAGGGTGATGAGTTTGACATTGAAGAGGACGAGGACTTTGAAGAAGTGCTTGGTCCATTAGGTTTCCCAGAAGACGAAACAGAATTATTTGACGCAGAGTACCAAGGCAGGAAAGTTCCACTTAACAAACCAATGCGTGGAGATGTTAAGAAATTCAAAGTGTACGTGAAAGATCCAAAATCAGGAAACGTGAAAAAAGTAAACTTCGGACACGGTGGTACAAGTGCAAAAAGACCAACCATGAGAATTAGAAAGAGCAATCCAAAAGCAAGGAAGAGTTTCAGAGCACGTCACAACTGTGCGAACCCAGGCCCAAAAACAAAGGCAAGATATTGGTCGTGTAGGAAGTGGTAACATGAAGATCACTGAAGTCACAGGAATCACAGAACAAGAATTCGAACAACTGGCAGAGAAACAGGATGCCTGCTATCACAAAGTAAAATCAAGATACAAAGTATGGCCTTCAGCCTATGCCTCTGGTGCTCTAGTACAGTGTCGTAAAAAGGGTGCGGCCAACTGGGGTAACAAGAGCAAAAAATGAAGATAAACGAAATACAAGAAGGATCCGACAGAGAATATCTCGATCTTCCCAAAGATGAAATAGAGAGATTACGGGCAAAGTTCCTTCCAGACTGGGAGTACAAGGACAACAGTCTACAGAAAAGATACAAGTTTGAAGATTACTTCGAAGTGATCAGGTTCTTAATAAACACTGTCAAGCCACAAGAGAAATTAGACCATCATGCAGACCTAGGTGTGTTCTATGATGAGGTGCTAGTGAAAATTTACACGCACAGGACAAAAGATGTTTCAGATTATGATTTCATGGTTGCCATGCAAATGGACATGATAGCCAAAAAGATGCACGGTGCCATCAATCCTGAATACGGTCTAGACTCATTGGTAGACGAAGGCACAAGATGTTGGAAAGGATACACAAAGAAGGGCATGAAGACCATGTTCGGCAAGAGAGTAAACAACTGTGTTAAGAACGAAGACGTTGACATCTGTGTCAACTGCGGTGGTTTGGTGTTTGAAGAGACCCTGAACGAGGATCTTAAGAAATGGTTCAAAGACAAATGGGTTCGAATGGGTCCTAAAGGGAAAATTAGAGGATCATGTGGTGGCAAGGGCAAAGGCGAGGGCAAGCCTAAATGTTTACCAGCCAAGAAAGCATATGCACTAGGTAAAAAAGGCAGAGCATCCGCGGCGGCGAGAAAAAGAAGAAAAGATCCTAATCCAGATAGACGTGGTAAAGCAATAAACGTCAAAACTAAAAAGAAAAAATAATTTGCATTCATTGTAAATTTGTTATATACTTGTTGGATAACAACAGGAGAAACAAATGGCAGTAAGAAACTTCAATGACGCAGAAAAGCAGAAACTAATCCAGATCATTTCCCAAGGCTCACAGGTACTAGGTGAGGTTGAGGACCTGAAAGGTGGATTGAAAGACACAGTAAAAGCAATATCAGAGGAACTAGAATTGAAACCAGCACTGATCAACAAAGCGATATCCGTTGCACACAGAGGCAACTACCAGAACATCGCTGACGAGATGGACACGCTGGAGAGCATACTAAACACAGCCGGCAAACTTTAGTGATAAAATTACTCAAAGAATTTTGGGTAACCAGTTACAACACAGATTCAAAAGCGTTCTACCTAGAACTNTTTTCTGTNGTAGTGACCGTTTGCGGATCAGCGGTATTGACATTTACATCACCACACCCTATAATGAGTATAGTGTTTCCTTTATACTGGCTAGGATCAAGCACCATGTGTTGGGCAGGAATCAGACGTAGACTAATATGGATTGCTTGTCTTACAGGTTGGTTTACAATAATGAACACAATAGGATTATATAAGGTATTCATACAATGAGTTACATAGACGCATTATTTAAAAAAGACGAGGATAGGATTTACGTTGTAGAACGTGATCCAAAGAAGGGTCGTGTGTTCGTGGAGTATGACGCAAGATATGTGTTCTACTATCCAGACGCAAGAGGCAAACACAGAAGTATGACTGGCGAGCCTTTACAGAGAGTGGTTTGCCAGACCAACAAAGAATTCATTAAGGAGCAGAGGATCAGATCCAACAAGCAACTTTATGAACACGATATCAATCCAGTGTTCAGATGTTTGGAAGAGAATTATCTAGGTAAGGAAACTCCAAAACTGAACGTGATGTTCTTTGATATCGAGGTAGACTTCGATCCAGATCGAGGTTATTCCACAACGGATGATCCGTTCATGCCCATAACTGCCATAAGTTGTTACATGAGCTGGACGGATCAACTGGTTACACTCGCTGTGCCTCCAAAGACAATCAGCATGGACGACGCAAAAGAGCTCACAAAGAGATTTGACAACACAATGTTGTTTGAGAAAGAGAAAGACATGCTAGATGCATTTTTAGAATTAGTGCAAGATGCAGACATATTATCAGGTTGGAACAGTGAAGGGTATGACATACCTTACACCGTGGGAAGAATACAAAAAGTATTAAGTTCAGATGACACAAGAAGATTGTGTTTCTGGGGAGAAAAGCCAAAGAAAAGAGTATTTGAAAAATACGGCAGAGAACAGTTAAGTTTTGATCTAATCGGTAGAGTACACTTGGACTTACTAGAACTTTATAGGAAATACACATACGAGGAGAGACACAGTTTCAGACTAGACGCAATAGGTGAACACGAGTTAGGTGAGAGAAAAACTGTTTATGAAGGATCGTTAGATAACCTTTATAAAAATGATTTTGGATTGTTTATAGAATACAACAGGCAGGATACCGCACTGTTGGCCAAACTAGAAAAGAAATTAAAATTCATAGAACTTGCCAATGAGATCGCACACCAGAACACTGTGTTACTACAGACCACAATGGGTGCTGTAGCAGTTACGGAGCAGGCCATCGTGAACGAAACACACAGACGTGGAATGCAAGTTCCGGGTAGAAAATACAAAAAAGACGGTGAAGAAAATCAACCGGCGGCTGGAGCCCATGTGGCAACTCCGCAAAAAGGAATACATGACTGGATAGGATCCATTGACATTAACTCGCTGTATCCAAGTGTGATTAGGGCATTGAACATGGGACCAGAAACAATCATAGGACAGATAAGACCTGTGATAACTTCCGCAGAGATCAACAGAGCCAAACACGCAAAGAAATCATTTGCGGCGGCATGGGACAGCCAATTCGGTAGTTGGGAGTACCAAGCGGTCATGAATCAAGAGAAGGGCACAGAAATAATAATAGATTGGGAAGACAAGACCAGTGTTAGAATGAGTGCGGCACAACTGTACGAGATTGTATTCGATGGCAACAACAAATGGATGTTGAGTGCGAATGGAACTATATTCACATACGAGTATGAAGCGATCATTCCAGGTTTGTTGAAACGTTGGTATGAAGAGAGACAGGAGATGCAAAGAAAAATGCGTGACTGTGGAGACAACGAAATTGAAAGAGAGTATTGGGACAAGAGACAATTGGTCAAAAAGATTAATCTTAACAGTTTGTACGGAGCAATCTTAAATCCAGGTTGTAGGTTCTTTGACATAAGGATTGGACAGTCTGTCACGCTTACAGGCAGATGTATAACGAAACACATGGGAGCCAAGGTAAACGAGATCGTTGCAGGCAAGTATGATCACAAAGGTGAGAGTGTCGTGTATGGTGACACAGATTCTGTGTATTTCTCAGCATACAAAACATTAGAGAAAGAGATCAAGGACGGACTGATTCCATGGACTAAAGATTCTGTGTTAGGCTTGTATGACAAGATAGCAGAGGAAGTAAATGGCTCATTCAAAGCGTTCATGACCAAAGCATTTCACACTCCAAGCACAAGGGGAGAAGTCATCGCGGCAGGTAGAGAACTTGTTGCATCCAAAGGTCTGTTCATCACAAAGAAAAGATATGCTGTACTTTACTATGACAAGGAAGGAAAACGTACTGACGTTGATGGCAAAGAAGGAAAAATGAAAGCAATGGGTCTTGATCTCAAAAGATCTGACACTCCTGTGTTCGTGCAGGACTTCTTGAGTGAAATACTTTACATGGTATTACAAGGCAAGGATGAAAAAGATGTATTAGATAGGATAAGCGAATTCAGGGCAGAGTTCAAAGCCATGCCAGGGTGGGAGAAGGGATCCCCCAAGAGAGCAAACAATATGACCAAGTACACAGCGGCAGAAGTGGCCAAAGGTAGAGCAAACATGCCAGGACACGTCAGGGCCAGCATGAACTGGAACAGATGCAGAGAGATGTACGGTGACAAGTACTCGATGCCTATAACAGATGGCGCGAAAGTTATTGTGTGTAAACTGAAACAGAATCCATTGGGTTATACAAGCATAGCATATCCAGTGGATGAAATGCGTATACCGGAATGGTTCAAAGAATTGCCCTTTGATGGCGATGCCATGGAGGCAACAATACTTGACCAAAAGATAGACAATCTTATTGGTGTGTTAAGTTGGGACGTGCAGAGTACTGAAACCAGTAACACATTTAACAAACTGTTTGAATTCTAAATACACATATGTTAAGCATAGAGGAAATAAAATTACTGATAGAGAAACTAGAAAAGGTCAAGAAGGAAGATCTACAACAATTAATAGATTCTAATTTAAAAATACTAAAGGATCTGGAATTGGCAGTGGATGCCAACAACAGTGAGGTCATTAATAGAATAGGCAAAACTCCGGAATGGTTTCTTCGAGATCTAGATCAAAAGAAAAAAGTCCCCACAGTCAATCCTGTTACACAAAGACAAGTACAAAGCAAGATATTCCAGTTTGCAAAAACAAATATATACCATAGCCTAGAGATTGGACCAGGCGATGGTATGTTCTCCATGGATTTCAGAACATGGAAGTCAAACTTTTTCTTGGATATACTACTGGATAGAGAAAAACCAATAAGGAAGTTGTTTCCTAGACAACATCAAAAATACCTTAAATTTTATGCTACCCGTAACACGGATTGCTCTAACGTACCCGCAGGCAGTTGTAACCTTGTGTTCAGTTGGGACACGTTCGTTTTCTTCACACAGAAACATGTACAACAATACCTACAGGATATCAAGAGAGTTTTAATTCCAGGAGGATATGTTTTCATACAATATGCGGACTGCCATTATGATCAAGAACTAGAGCTAGCCAAGAGGGGTTACTGGAACTATAATACCAAGACTGCAATGGAAAAGATTATTAAGGATGAGGGATATGAGGTTGTAGAGATGAATCAATTCTGTCCAGGTGCAAGTTATGCCATATTCCGTAAACCTGGTAAACAAAATCCAGTTGTGTACAAAGTTTCTGAAATAACGCTAGACTAAGACCTAAATATCCTATACAATAAGAACATTATGATAGACATCTTAAAAGACATCGTTAAACATACGCATGGACTGGGGTTCTTGGATCTTGTTAAAATTACTGGAGACGATAAAGAAACATCGATCGACAGTATGGCAGAAGACAGATCTGTGATCCTACAAGGGTCTTTCCACAAGCCACAGACAGAAATGTCTGGTACGTTTGGTATGCCTCAAATGGGTAAGTTAGACATCCACTTGAAGTGTCCAGAGTACAAGGAGAAGGCAAACATAACTGTGTTGTCCGGTGAGAGAAACGGCGCAACCATTCCAACAGGAATCCATTTCGAGAATGAAAAGGGTGACTTCAAGAATGATTACAGATTTATGAATGCTGAGATTATCAATGAGAAACTTAAAACCGTGAAGTTCAAAGGTGTTAAGTGGGACGTTGAGATTGAACCTTCGGTGGCAAGTGTGCAAAGATTCAACTTCCAGGCAACAGCAAACACAGAACACAACTCATTCGTTGTTAGAACAGAGGATGGAAAGTTAATTTTCACTTTTGGTGATCAAGCATCGCATGGTGGCGAGTTCACGTTTGCAACTGACGTTAAGGGAACACTTAACAAAGGCTGGAGTTGGCCGGTAGGACAGGTGCTACAAATACTTAAACTTTCAGACTCGGCAAAGGTCACATTACACTTCTCTAACGAGG